AACATAAGTAACTGCATCTTTTGAAATTCTTGCAGCGCCACCAATTGCATTTTTAAAGTTACTAGTCGATTGACCCGCACCAGTTCCTCTAATATTTGGATCATATTCAAAAAACTCCTCAACCTCTGGAGTTGACATATTACCATTTGCAGCCTTTCCATCAGTAACCGAAAAAGATGGGTTCAATACATGTTTACCATCTTTTTTGATTTTTCTGACAAGTTTGATCTTCATGGGATCAATATATCTTACTTCTTTGATCCCTTCTTCAGGTTTTTCTAAATCAATAACTTTATGATAATAGATTCTACCATCGACATACCAATTTCTTAGAATCTCATGGCATCTTTTATCAAAATCTAAAAGTTCTTTGATATATTTAAACTCGTCTCTAATTATGGTTTTTAATCTATCTGAAGCAGGAACATTCTGAAGATCAATCTGAACTGGAGAATCATTTTGATCTGAAACGATTGCTTCATTAATAATATCTTCAATAGCACTATCCACTTCTGGATGAATAGCCATTTCACGATATCTTTTGATTAAATCGTACTCGGATTTATAGACTCCTTCAATATCAACATATTGTCCATAAAATCCACTGGCAACATAAAAATCCGAAGAATCTTCTTGATTCTCCGGAACAGGAGAGACGATAGATTTTTTTGATCTATCGTCCTCCGCATCTTGGATTTTGAAACCAAATAATTTAGGCATTATTCAAATTTGAACTATATTTCTACTATTTATGATGCGTTCAATACTTGAGGATCTGTGCCTAATTGGGTTGATCCAGATGAATCTAGAGCATCCCACCACTGAACTTGAAGATCAACTGTAAATTCTTCGATGGCATCCGTTGAATCATATGAAAGATCAATAGCGCTTACCGAAGTAGGGAAAATTCCGTAGAATTTATATGCCTTTAGTACTGGAACGCTATCGCCAGGAACAGTAGCTGTTGGATTAGTAACATCGGAATTTGCAGATGAAACAGAAGCTCTTCCAAATTGTTTTACGATAGCATCTCTTTGGTATTGTGCTGGATTGATTAAACCAGAGTTATCATCATGTTTGTTGATTGCATTCATCCACTTTTCAAAAGCAGTTCTTAGTGTAAAATCAACGTCATTAATTACTGTAATTGTCCATACATCAAAGGTTCTATCTCCAGCAATTTTGAGATTTCTTCCTCTAAATGGAACCTCAATAACACCAACAGTGGAAGCAGGTAGATTTGCAGTTTTAATCATAAATCTGGATAATTCACTAGCGGATCTAGTTTGATCCGAATTTTGGTTGTCGGAAGATGAAGCTGCGGTTGCAAATGATGGGAAATTTAATTCAACCTCAAACAGGTTTGGTCTGGCTCCACCACCAATTAGTCTTGCTTTAAAATCTTCTAGTGTTCTAGAACTAAAGCTGGGAGTATTTGAAAATGCCATTTGTTTTTACCTCTACAGGAATTGATGTGTTAATTTAGAATTAAACGGTTCCAACAACCTCTTCAAAGCTAACTCCAGTTCTGTTAGCAACGAAGGTTAAACCGATGAAGTTGATCGACCTTGCTGGTTTGACAAAGATGTCAGCCCTAAATTGGTTAGCGTCAATAACATCGGGTGTGTTATTTGACTCATCACATACTACAAGGAAATCAGTAATTCCTCTCTTTGCCTTAACGTCACGAAGATATGGTTCAACGATATTAACGAAATTAGTTCTAGTAATTACATCATTAAATTCAAATAGTTGGGCTCTTGCAGCTCTTTGAATGGTTGCTTCAAGAACTAGGAACAAACGTCTTACATTGATTCTATCAAATGCTGAAGAATATGATAGTCCGGTCTTATCTCCAAAAAGAATTATTCCGGCTCCTGGAGAGAACACAACTGGGTTGATTCTCTTTGGATATAGGAGATCTCTTTGATTTTGAGATGGATTATAAGCAAGTTTCACCGCATTATTAATAACGCCTCTTGCAGATCCTGCTGGAGAGAACCATGGATAGTTGTTAATCGATGTTCTTGCCATTAATCCAGCAATGTCACCATTTAAAGGAATATATCTAAATGTGTTATTAAATCTGTCAAACATATACTTGTAACCAGAATCAAATACTGCATAAGAACTAGAAGAAACAGAATCAAAGAAACTAATAATATTGTTGGTTTGACTATCACTATTAGTTACATTAACAACTCCTGCTTTATGTGGAGAAATTGTTACAACACAATCTTTTCTTTCTTCTGCGATAGAAATTAGTTTATTTGCTTTTGCTTGAGATTCAAAAATAGTATCACCACCACTTGGGCCAGAAATAATAAAGTTTACATCAATTTCACTTGGATTTCTAAATGTCTCGTAAGAAGTGAGTAGATCAGCCAAGCTAATATCCATTCCACCGGTAGCAGAAGAATAATCATATCCATTATTAAAATTATAAGTCTTAGCTCCAGAACATCCGAAATTAATTCCTGTAGCTTCTTGTCCCCATGCAATACTTCCTCCAGAAACCGGAGTATATCCAGCAAGACTGGTAAATTTAACACCAGTTACAGAATCAGAAGTTCCTGCAAAAATATAATTGGAATTGTTTGTAATATAATTTTTATAGTAAATATTTTGTGCTGGTGAAATTCTTGCGTCCGAAGCTTTTGAAAGATTAGTAAGTTTTTCTAAAATATTTCCGGAAATTCCAGTTACTGATCCAGAATCATCGACTACCACTAAATGCAATTCATCATTTTTGCCGTTTCTTTCTGAAGCATACAACGAAGTTCCTGGTTTAGGAGCAATATTTTTCCAGTAAATTGTAGAATTTGTTAATCCCAATGTTTGTTGATTATACCAGTCTGTAGCAGTATTTGATGCGTTTGTTAATAATCCCTCTCCATTAGATAATGTGTTATCAATTGCATTTCTAGTGTATCTAACAACCATCGTGGTTGAAGCAAAAGTTACTGGTGAAGAATTCTCAACAACGATAGCTCCACTAGTTGTTGCAAGACCAACAACTCTAGTTGAATATGTTCCATTTAAAGTTTGTATTAGATCTCCAACATAAATTGATCCAATACTTACTCCAATAGGAACACTGATAATTGTTGATCCAATACCAACAGAAGCATTATTAGATAATCTTAATTTTTCTAAGGAACTTGCTGTTCCAACATTATCAAATACTTGTAAATAAGTTCCTGCAGAACCATCTGGAATTCTGTTTAATCCATTTTCAGAATAATCTACTTCAGAATGAGTTGAAGTGGAGTTGTCATACTTACTAACAATTTTTACATCAACACTTCCTTGATTTACTTTTGTAATTAAACCTTTAATATATCCCGAAAATGTTTCTACAGTTCCTGAAGAAGTTACGTAAGATGTTGAAACTCCTGCAGTAATTGCATATCCAACAGAAATTCCAAAAGTTCCAATAGCGATTCTTTGATCTGCAAAATTATCAATTGTACAAACTTTTAATCCATTTGCCCAAGATCCTGGATCTCTAGCTGCAAAAATCCAATCTGTATCAGATTGGTGATTATTGTTATAATCCTCAGATGAGGTTATTTTTAGAGAAACTGCCCCAGAAACGGGATAATGAGCATTAACTAAATTTGAAGCATCAGATCTTACTACTCTTAAAACTCCACCATAAGAAAGATAAGATGATGCTGTTAACCAATACTCGTATTGTCCATCTTTATCTGATGGTTTGCCAAAAGTATTAAGTAAATCTTGTTCTGTTTCTACCAAGACTGGAACACCTACTGGTCCCTTCACAAATGGTCCGGCAATGACTGCAACTTGATCATTTACCGCATCAATTCTACCTACAGTAAGATCAACTTCTCTGACTTTTACGCCTGGTGATACTAAGTTTAGCGACATGTCTTTCCCTCTAAAGAAGTTTCATTTAAACTAGAAATATTTATTATTTGCTAACTTTACATTGGGGAAACCGCCAATGAACAATTTACCAGTCAGGATATTCCCATCTATGACTTGAGGTTTTTATTTTTCTGTTAGTTTTTATTCTCATAATAGTACATATCTTACATTCATATGAATATGCTGAAGGTATATCACCCCTACCCTTACGAGTTAAATAAAATCCATCTATAAGATCTTTTATTTCTCCACATACTCTGCATTTTCTTTCTGTTAAAAAAAGATGTTCTAATTCAAACTGATCATCAATGTCCATTACCTATAATCCCACATAAATGATCTATCGCCATATTCATCAATATGCCAACGATCTCCATCTTCATCTACAAAACTTTCACCACCATCTAAACCATCAGAAATAAACCCAAATGGAGCCATGTCTTGTTCAATTTGGTTCTTTTGTTCTTCATATAATCTTTTACGAACATCATTGTCCGTCATTTCTTTAAAGTATGGTTGCATAATCAACCAAGAGAAAATAACCAAACACATCGCAAGGTCATCGTTGCAACCATCTTCAGCTTCAAAAGAGTTTGACTTTTGTACAAAGGTCGTTAACTCACTAATAGTATCATAATCTTTAATAACAAGTTTGTCTGACTCAATTAATGCCTTAAGATTCATACATCCAATCTTTTTGACATTCTTGGACATCTTAACTCCCATCTGAGATTTCTTTCCGGAAAATCCCTGACCAACTAATTGACCTGCACGACCTCTCATAGTACACATAAGTACATTATCATATTCCAAATCCATGTGGAGAATCTGTCCCACTTGTTCTCCAACATCATTAACTTCTACAAGAATATATGCCTTGTTATAAGCAACTGCAAGATCTTTGATGATACTTGGGAATAACATCGGTTTGATCTGGTTATTCCTGTATTTTGCTACAAGACGATATGGAAATGTTGTTGTATCACAAATCGTAAATGCAGAATAATCTTTTTCCACACCACGAGCTACATCAACTGTTACAACATAATTGTGATCTTTCTGTGGTTCTTCATAAATATCCAAACCTGCATTAGACTTGATTGGATCTTCATAAACCAATGCTCTTAGTTTTGATGCGGCTACAAGAGTATCAACAGATCCTAAGAATTCACATTCAAATTCAACCTTGAATTGTTGTTCTGAGGTGTTTGCAATCGTAGAAGCTTTCCACTTCTCGTCTCTTCCGGGAACCTCAGACCAATGAACATCGGTAGGGACATATTCATTCTTACCGCGTTCGGCGTCGTGCCACATGCGGTAAAAGTGGTTCATACCACGAGGGGTAGAAACTATGATGACCTTTGTGCTTTGTCCAGACGATATAGTAGGATAAACAGAGGCAAAGAATTCATCAGCAATGTGATTTGGGATGAAAGCGAATTCGTCCAAAAAGATGATATTATACGATCCGCCTCGGACAGCAGATGCAGAAGTAGATGCGGCGATAATTTTGGAACCATTTTCCAGTTCTAAAGATCGTTTATTCCATGACACAATACCTTGTTGCATCCACTTTGGCAGTTTCTCATATGCAAATTGTAATCTTCCAAGAAGATCCTGTGCGGTGGATGCCTTGTTGGCTAGAATAGCTATGTTTACATTATCATTAAATACCGCATAATGTAACAAATATGAAACACAAGTAGTAGATTTACCCGTCTGACGAGGCATTCTACAAATATTAAATCGGTTATTGTGGAAGTTGCTAATTAATTTTTCTTGGAATGGATACATGTCAAAAGGCACTTCACCATAGTCAAGAGAAACAATCTTGATATAGTTATGTGCAAAATACACTGGATCATTCTTGCACTTGATGAATTCAAGAATTTGATCCTGTGTGAATTCTACGGCTACATTAGCCTTCTTAAGATTGGGATTACCAAGATATACCTGATCAACCATAAATTAAATCACAATTTTGCTAAATTTGCTACCGCTTCCTGTTGTTGTAGAAATAGTTTGCAATAAGCTTTTGCAAATTGCCTTGCCTCGTCTCCATCCAATTTATCTATGATTCTTGCCTGTTGTTCATAAACGAGCATTTTATTAATATCAGTTAGTTTAATATCGTCAGGATCAATTGACATTTCATTTACCTTGAATAACTACGATTGGTTTAGATGGATCGGTAGGACTTGGATACCATTGCAGTATAACTGCGCCTGGATAGAACTTCTCAATTTCCGTTTTTACTTCATCTTTAGAGGGTCTCTTCATATTTGGGAAGAAGAGTTGAAGATTCATCATTGGTCTACCTCTCCATGAGAAGAGTATAGTATAAACATTACCAGTAGATTGTATCCGTTGATAGTCCTCGTTTG